TTCTTTAATTAAAAAATAACAAATTAAAGGTTCAAAGGTCGTTCAAAAAGAAGAAGTCTCCTTTTGGAAGTAACCTAGTTGGCCATTGCCTAGCCATTTCTGACGGTGTTCTAGTCTTGATGTCGTATGCTAGTGAGCGTAGGTAGGTGATGGTTGGGAAGTCAGCTGTCTTAAGCTGATCTAGTGTCTCTATCATTCCAGCGCGAACCATCCATTTAAGCGTTTTCCACTTAGGTTGGATTTGTTTTTTGATAACTAGTTTATGCCAAATTGATTCACATAGTCTGTGAAAAGATGGACTGCAGCCAAGGGCTGCCGTAGCTAGTCCAAGAACGGAGGCTGCGAGCCTTCCGAAATCTTGAGGTCGTTCGGGGAAGAAGAGGTGTCGAAGTAAGTCCTCGTCATGGCGGTATGCTATTCCATAGCTATTTGGGTAGCTTAGAACTGATATACCAGAAACTTTGCTTTGTATTGCGCTTTTCTTTGTATTGAATAAAGCGTCAAAGTAATATAAGGCTGATTGAGCCATCATTACAAGAAAGTCGTTTCCATAGATGATGAACATTTGTTCGATAAAACTAATGAGTGAGTCGTCGCCTTGAAATCTAGCCCAGAAGGTGTCTGAGTGTATGTTAACTCCAAGTGAAGATAGACAAGTGTAAATCATGATAGCGTTTACAAATGTGTCCATTAGTTGTGTTTGTTGGTATCCTGAGCCAAAGGATCGATGGTTCCATTTAAACAGTTGTCCGTTAGGTAACAGAATTGGAGTGCTAGTGATAGCATTGCAAGTCCATTTCCATAAACGTTCAAGTCTAATTGGGTTGCCTGGATTGGCTTTTGGATATTTAGAGGTTGGTTCGTAGACGGTGAAGTCAAAGTATGAGCGCCATATTGAGTGAACGATTCGAATTAATTCGTGAAGCATTCGTTTGTCAAAAGCAGACCAGTCTATGCTAAGAACTGTGTTGGGTACTGCTGTGTGGTGCATCTCTGCGAAAAGTCTGCGCCATCCTCCTCGATTCATTTCTCGTCCCCATAGTAATCTGCCGGCTTGGGTGTTCAGGTATGTAGCCTGTAGCGGCCAGACGAAGGGTAGTTCTGCATCTAGTAGTAGCTTAGTAGCTCCAAAAACGGATCGGATTTTATCCGGCTCGTCTTGTGAAACAACGTGCGATCTAGCGTGCAAGGTATTCCAGAAATAGGGGATTGGATTGCCCTCGGTGTCCCAGAATGGGTGTTCTCCTTCTTTAATTTGGTGGATGAGTGATCGGTTGTAGACTAAAATCTCATTGTATAAGTTGTGATAACTAGTACTTGAGTCCTCGATTAGTTTGAGTGATTGCTTGAGTCGCAAGTAGTCGGGTACTAACACGTGTTGGTCAACATGTGGAAGTTCTTGAACTTGTGATTCAAATAGTTTTGGTTGTCCGAATTCGGTATCAACGTCTCGTCCAGTAGGTTTGAATCTAAAGGTTGGTATGGTCCAGGGGGCCTCTGCTGAAGTAGAGAGAGTCTTTGGATAGCCTCTGAGATCCGGGAAGTGGATTGGGTGTAATACTCGATTTGGTCTAAACTGGTTGGTGACGGCGAGTACGGCTGATTCAAAATGGTGATCTTTTGGAACTGTGAATTCTAAGAGGTCAGTCTTGAGGAAGTCGTTGATTAGTGCGTCATCAGTGTGGTTAGAACGTCGGTTAGTCAAAACTTGATTGATTTCTTCGTCACTATAATGTTTTCGCATCTGTCGTTCGAGCCATTCGTTTCGTATGGACATCGGTTTGGATGTGAATTCCCATGGATTTTTCCGTGGTAAATAGATTGGATGAAGAGTCTTGATGTAAGTGAGGTTAGTCATTGTGATGTTTAGGTCCTATTGTGTCAAAGTTTAATTGTTAAACGGAA